TGGTTCGAAATGTTAGGGTGGCATGTCAATAAAGTTCGGAAAAATCTCAGCACCAAATCGACAACCCTTTACGACTATAAAAGTCTTTAATCTTCCAGTATTTCTGTTTCTAGGTCAGAAAGAACTTCCCATTTAATAATCCCATTGCGGGACATTTCTAAAGCGTACTCTCTTTCTGCGGGGACGTTGTGAGGAATCTCATCAACGGTATTTCTAGGTAAATGCCAGCTATTCGGGTATGCGGCTCCTACTTTAAATGGAGCAGATTTTGCAAAGAAATCAAACCCAACAATCGTAAGACTCTTCCAAACCCATGCTTTCTTTATTAACCATAGTAAAGTAATAAAGCCATTAGAGGGACGCCCTAATAAAGCATTATTCTCATATCCAAACTCGTCATACAATTCTAGTAATTCTGCGTCTGTAAACATTGTATGGAACTCTCCAATCAACGACTTATCTACTTCTTTTGCAGTATTTAAGTTTATTCGTGTACGATTTAGTAATTTTGGCACATTCTGTAAATTAGGACGTTCCGCCATTTGTGCAGCCCTTAAAAATCCAGTTGCCCAAATATCTGTTCGTATTCCTATATTTCTGTAATGCCTTTCACGAGGTATTCCTTTACCCATGCGAATAACTATATCATGACCATCAATAAACTCTCCTTTATCATAATTTAGAATCTCTACAGAGTTGCCTACTAAGACCACATTTTTATTTTCTAGTAGTTTTAATATTAGTTCTGCAGTAGCCATTCTAAGTCCTTGATTGCTTGTTTATCTGATTGTACATCTCTATAATTTGCCCGATTATGTAAAGTTATCTCGGGTACTTCTAGTTCTGTAGACTGTGCCATAATAAGTAATTGTTTAATACCTTCAGCAACCTCGTCATGAGATACGCTAGGTAAGTCATTACTATTTAGTAAACCGAGATTGATTGTACTTATACGGCATTGCTTGTCACTATTATAGACAAGACTATTAGTAAGATGATTAAGACTTGCTTTTTGCGCACTATACATATATCCTTGTGAAATATTTGGTTGAGCAGCTCTGCTCGAAATGTTAATTATATACTTACTACTATCTTTCTTCCAAGCCTCGTAAGCTTGGAATAATAGTTTTGTTTGATCAAATCCTAGGTGAGCACAATTGATAAACACATCGTTTTCTTCCCATACCCACTCACAGTTCATAATGTCTTCAATACGAACGTGGTTAATTGAGCAGTCCTGCAAAGCACCCGCTATGGCTGCTGCAAGACCTGATGCTCCTGTTATCGCTATTTTCATTTAAATGCCTCGCTGATACAAAGAGATTCTCCATCACTAAAACCATATCCCATTGCTTTCATAAATCCTTCAAATACTTCAACTATATCATCACGTGACAAATCCTTCTGCATCACATCAATAGTGATACGAGTGTTCACCGATGTCTCATGTTCGTAGGGATGACAGATCAGTTGTATGTACGGTTTATCCAGTTGTGGATTGTTATAACCTATACTCATATTTTAAATACCTCGTTTATTACTTGACCACATGCCTTAGCTAAGTCAATATGTTCTAGTTGTGTCCCATTAGCAGATCGTAATTCAATGTAATGAATCCATGATCTTAAAGTACCGTTTACATAAAGACGACTCATTGTATTGCCTTCTGGAAGTACTGCTCTTGCTTGTTCCTTTGCAATACCGTTCTCAACAGCCCAGTTATACGCATCTTTAGCAGTTTGTATAACTTCTCTCTGTCGTCTGTGCCATTCGATATGTAGACCATCATTGTCTGACTTTATGCTGTTTTGTCTATTCTTAGGGTCTTGTAAACGTGCTTCACGCGTCATAAAGTCCAAGTCATTAGTTGGGTCAGCATAGCGCTGACTAAACTCTTGGAAGCTAAAGCTACGATGACGTAAGAACTGACGGGCAATGTCTCTTGTTGTCTCTATCTCCATACATACACTGACCATCTCTAGTGGGCTCCAGTGCTTGTGTTTAATTAGATACTTGACAAGTTTTTCATTTGTTTCTTTATTCATCTGATTAGATGGGTTACTCACTCTAGCGCAGTAAGCTACTAAATCTAATAATTCTAGTGGTACTGCTACTTTAGGTGTTTGGCTATAACTAATTAGTTCTACTTTCATATGTTTGTATAATCTCGAATGATTCCTTTCCAAATAGTGTCCCATCTACGGAACACCCGTTACATGGAGATTGACTTCTGTCTCCTTTTGCTAATTTACGTCTAATTTTCCTCATAGGTTTACCAAACCAAACGTTCATTAAGCTGTCATTTAATAAATTTCCTACTATATGTTCTCTACCCCAATCATTGGAGCAAAAGAGAACGTCTCCATTCCAGTCTACAAACATTTTGTAGAACGGATAATGGCACGGCTTTCCTTTCAAAGAATCTATATCACTTTCATCTATGCCGAGCCAGTCTATTGTACCACTTCTGTTATTAAGAATAAGTCCATGATCTTTCATACTCCAGTGCATACGGTACTTGTACCTGTCTCCTGGAATATCCTTCATAATTTTATCAAATGTATACATCTGATGCGCTCCATCATACAAGTTAATGTACAACAAAGATAAACCATTCTCAAAGAGGTCATTTGCATACTTTGGCGAAAGTTTATCCCCATTAGTATTGCACTCGATTATGTTGGAATGAAGATGTGTTCTAAAACTTTTAATTACTTCCTGAAACTGCGGATTAAGTAAATTTTCTCCAAAACCGCTAAGAGAGATCTTTCCACGATAGTTATTACGTGCAAGTTCCTTAGCTATTCTTGCTGCTCCTTTCGGAGTCATATGCAAGTTTCTGTTCCCAAAGACTTCAGGGTCATGTCGCGGACAAAAGACACAAGTTCGATTACAAAGTTCGGTAGTATTTACTTCGACTGTGAGTATGGACGAAATTGGGTCAAATTCTTCGTTTGATAGTCTTTTATGGTGGGCGGCTTCTTGATTTCTTCGGTGTTCTAGGAAACTATGCTGATCTTCTTGATTCTTCAAGTACATTTCTCCATTCATTAGCGTATGGTACATCTTCATATCCTTTTAACCACGGTCCGCCATCTGTGAAATGAACTGCTTTAGGTTGATGGATATCATAGTACCCTACCATATTATTATAAGTTGCAGGTAGATTACCTACGTTTTCTGCCCATTTGAAACCGTGTAGGTCACCCGCTGGGGCTTGGTTAACTTCATCATCATCAATTACCATTTCTTCGCAGTTAATGTACATGAGAGATGACCAATATTTATAAGGGTAAGGACGGTTTACTTTACCATCCATTTTTATCCCTTTTTTAGTTATTAGTTCGGGGTGTTTTACTACAAAGACATCATGTATATCGTCTCTGTACTGTTCTAGTTCAGCAGGGTCTGACCTCCATAAGAAGTCTCCATCACAGAATAAAGACCAACCTCTATAACGTGATAGAAATGGAACTAAAAAACGAGTAAAGGCAAAGTCTGTTGCTTCGCCTTGATACTCGCGAGTATACACTCCTGAAGATACTAAGGAGGCTTTCCTTAGTGGTTGTATGTTATGTGCAGTCGAGAATCTTTCAATACTCGCCTTACACACTTCATACATTTCAGGGTGTGCTTCTTCATACCCAATGAAAATGTTCATTACGTACTGCTGTTGTTTACTATTTCTGGAGTGAATCCTTTATCTTCTTTGCCAAGCTCTTCCCCAAGTTGGTTAATATAAGCCTGTCTTCCAGTAGTCATAATTGCAATTTCTGTTTGCATTTGTTGAACTGCTATATCTGCTACTTGAATATGGTTTATAATAGACTTGTGGTCTTCGCTTAACTGATCAATAACGTACTCTGTTCCGTCAATAGTAATTGTTTGAATTTCTTCGCTCATTTGAATATATCCTGCCAATTTCCTTGTGTACTAGCCTTAGCATACTCGGTAGCACGGTTTTCAAAAAAGTTGGTATGCTCAACTGCGTTAACTTGCATGTCAATCCAAGGCAAGGGGTTTTCGGTACTATGAAAAATCTTCTTCATACCTATTCCTAGTAGCCTTCTGTCTGCAATATATCTAATATATTCCTTGACTTCTTTTGCAGTTAAATCAGGGATATCGGCTTTATCAAAGCAAATATCAATAAAGTTATCTTCTAACTCTACTGTTTTTTCAGCGGCACAATATATTTCGTATTTCAACTTATCAGTCCACAACTCAGGGTTTTCCTGCATGAAAGTTCTGAATAGTTTTGACAAACCTTCGACATGCAAGGATTCATCACGAATACTCCATGTAACAATTTGTCCCATTCCTTTCATTAAGTTATG